TAACACCCGATCTTATAGGAGACAGTCAGCCTCTATTACAGGATGAAATTACCCTTACTTTTTCTGGGTCTACACGTATAGCTAAAATAACTAATATCCGCACATTAAAAGGTGGTCAGGAGTATCTTTTCCGTATAGACATTGTTTTCTAATGAGTCTCACTAATGCCAGAGCAGCAATCGAAGAGTCTCTTCAGGACACATTAAAAGCTGCTAACCCAACAGTATCAGTAGTTTTTGACAACACTCCCTTCACTTCCCCTGGAAAAAGTAAAAAATATGTGATGGTAAGTATAGATTTTAGTCAAGCTACTCAGCAGCCACAGGGGGATGCAGTTGCCTACTACAGCGGTTCTGTAACTTGCGGTATTATGACTCCTAAAAACAAAGGTGCAAGAGATTCAATGGTATTAGCTCAGGATGTTATTAATGCTTTCACTGAACTGAATAAATCAACCTATGTGGATAAATACAGTGTTTCTCCCAGACTATCCCAAATAAACGGTCCAACATCTGTAAATACAGAAGGAGACAGTCATTATCTAAGCGTAGTTACTTGCGATTTTACTGCCAATGGCTAGAGATATAAAGTATTTAGCTAAGGATATAGAGTTAGATTTTTCTGTTGCTATTGCTCATGCTGCTTCGGAAATAGCATACACTTTACAAGAAACGGGTCCGTGGTGGACTGGTAGTTTTGGTAAGAGTTGGAAGATAAGTTCTTCTCCTGTCCAACCGTCAAAACCTAGAGTACCTAAAACAAATTTTGATGTTATACCTGAGCAAAGGCCCAGACAACCTAAACCAATCCCACCAACTATATTTAATGTAGGTAGGTCAACTTATATAGGAAACGAAGCTGAACATGCAGGATTTTCAATAAACCAGAGAGGAGCAACCAGACCTAATATAGAGGGGTTTCCTGTTACTTACTGGGAGCATATAGCTGTTGATGGGTACAAGTCTACTGTTCCTGATTTTGTCGCTCCATCCAATGAGGGTAAGCCTAGTTGGTTCTATATCTATTTGAAGCATAAGTATTTCCTAACCAGTGATCTGCATAAAGGTTTTGCACCATTTGGGTTTGATAAATTTAGGTACTAAGCTATGCTACACAAGTAGCTCAAATTTTTTATGTCAACAGAAAGTGCATTAGACAAACTGAAGAAAGCCTTCAGTGTCGAAGATCGTAGTAATTACTCCATTTTCAAGGGGGAAACTCTAATACTTAAGATCTATTGGACACCTATAACTATTGCTGATAGGGACAAGATAAACAGTACACTACAAGCAATGAATAAGGCTGATGATGAAGGTAGTTTAGACTTTGCACTTCAAGTAATCATTAATAAGGCAGAAGATGAGAAGGGTAAGAGGCTATTTACAGACGCAGATAGAGCAGGACTAAGAAGGGAAGTACCTTTAGCTGTACTACTAGACATAATGGCTAAAATGCAATCTTTGGGTGAGGAGGCGGACCCTGATGCCGTAAAAAGCACACCTGAAGAAGAATAACTATTTAAAACTTCAATTCTTCATTGCAGAGCAACTAGGTTACACACTAAGGGAGCTAAGAGAACGCATGTCCACAGAAGAGTTATATGCCTGGAGCGCATACTACACACTCAAAGCTGAAGAGGAGGATAAAGCTTATAAAGATGCACAGAGAAAGGCTAGTAGAGGAACTATGCGCTAAACTTAATTTATTTATTGGGTATAGCTGTGGCAGGGGCAACATATTCAGTAAATATAGAGCTAAATACTGAAGATCTAAAGGCACAATTAGGTGTCTTAGATGGGATGGTAAGCGGGCTAGGCAAGCAGAAGACGGCAGTAAGTAAAGAGGAAACTAAGACACAAACAAGGTTAAATAATCTACTTAATTCTAATGCTGTCCAGTATGGTAGAAGCCTCAGATTAAGTAAACAGGGAAAGGATATTGAGGAGGAAAAACTTAAGTATGCCGAAGCCGTAAGTAAGGCTATGGAGGGGGATTTTAAGGCTGCTAGAGAACTAATATCATATAATAGATTAAGTAACACAGAAAAGAAAAATGACCTAATACTCAATGAAAAAACAACTAAAAGTAAGGCCAAAAGCCTTGGTGTATCTAGGCAAATGGCAGAAAGTATAGATGCTTTAGTTAATGCACAGCATAAGAATTTTAGCTTAAGGACTCGTATAGAAGAACTAGATAGAAGGGGTGTAAATGTCTATAAACTAAGGCATAAATATGGAGAACTTAATAGTGCTCAAAGTGAGAGACAATTTGGTGATTTTAAAAACATATCTAGAGAATTAGACCTTCAATTGAAGAAGGAAGAGAGGAAATGGAGATGGATGAACAAACAGAATAAAGAGCTTGAGAGAAGGAGGAAATATTCAGTGCGTATGGGAGGAGCTAAGTCTCGGTTACGTGGTGATTCTATTCTAGATGTGGGATCTCCAGCATATAATGATCGTCTGGCTAAGGAGGGTGGCCCTAGATCAAGACTGAATTACAGAGGAGGAAGACTACTTCCAGGTCCAGCGGGTACAGGAGGACGAGGAGGCTCAAGTGTTTGGCAAAGTGCAGCTATTAGTGGTGCGTTTCCACTGTTATTCGGTCAAGGCCCAGTAACGGCTGCTGCTGGTGCTGTAGGTGGTGGTTTAGGAGCTAAATTTGGCGGTCAGATGGGAGGTTTTGCTGGTGGTCTAATTGCTACATCTGCGGCTCAACAAGTAGCTGCTTTCTCCGCTTCTGTGACAAATTTAGGAGCAGCTTTAGCTCCTTCGACAGCTAATGTAGGATCTCTAACTAAATCATTAGGGCTAAACAATACTGAACTGGGTAAAAATATTCAGCAATTAGAAAAGTTAGGTGGTAAAGAGGCAGCTCTAGCATTGGCTAGGGAAGAAATGGCTCGTCTGGTAGGAGAAAAGAATGTCGCTGCTTTAGAACGACTTGGTAAGACAGCTAGTACTTTATCTAATGAGTGGGCTAAGGCTATTACAACATTACAGTCTAAATTTGCAGGTTTTATAAATGCTATTTTAACGGGTCCAGCAGAAGGTTTAACAACTAAAAACTTACTTAGTCAAGCAAAACAGACTGCTGCGGGTGGAGATACAGAGATGGCAAGTTTATTAGAAGAACTTCGTAAAGCTAGGGCTGTGGAAAACTCTAGTTTAGGTATAGGGGGAATAGGTTTGAGAAATAAGAAGGATATTTTGAAAGATATATTGGACAAACAAAAGGACATAAACAAAGTCGTTGCTGATGAAACGGCTGAAAGAGTTCTGCAAGAGCAATTAACAGCTAAGAAGCTAAAATTGTTAAATGATATGTATGCGAACATAGGGGATACAGTAAAGACTGGTTTAGTTGATGGTATATCTGCGGCTATAGAAGGGACTAAAAACTTAGGCGAAGTAGCGGGTAGTGTACTTAGGGATATAGGTAGAACAATTCTCCAATTTGGTCTAACTTCATTTTTGGGCAGTTTATTTCCCAAAAATAAGGTATGGCAAAAGATGTTTGGCTTTGCCGACGGGGGAAGACCGCCTAAAGGCAGACCTTCAATAGTGGGGGAGAGAGGGCCAGAATTGTTTGTCCCAGATAGTTCAGGAACTATAGTTCCAAATCATGCAATGGGAGGTTCAATGGTTGTTAATGTAGATGCTTCTGGTTCGTCAGCAGAAGGTGATGATGATAGAAGTAGACAGTTAGGAGAACTTATTGGTGCTGCTGTTCAATCAGAAATTATTAGGCAGCAAAGACCTGGAGGTACACTTTATTAATCATGGCTAACTTCCCTGCAATTACTCCAACATACGGAGCAGCAAAGACGAGCAAACCAAACATGAGACAGGTTCAGTTTGGGGATGGTTACGCACAAGTTATACGCTTCGGTCTTAATCAAAATCCAAAGACCTGGAATTTAAGGTGGGAAATTTCTGAAACAGATGCAGATACGATAGAAACCTTTTTAAATGCTAGGGCTGATGATGGTGCGACTTTTGGTTGGACACCATTAGACTCTTCTACTTCTTATAAGTG